ACGGCATCTACACCAACATGACCTTTGAATGGTCTGTGATCAATACGGGCTCCGGCACCTGCACCATCGGTGCGGGCACTGGTCACACCATTGTTGGTAGCACCACTGTTGCGGCTGGCGCATCTGGTCGCTTTGCCTCACGGCGTACAGCAGCGAATACGTTCGTGACCTATCGCTTGAGTTAGTAATCCTACTCACTAAAAAAAACAAGGGGCGGTATTCCACCGTCCCTTTTCTTTTCCATCGCTTAAACTAACTAAGACCAATTGATTAATCATGGCCACTGAATTTACTTGGAACATCGCTCAGATGGAGCGAGCCCTTTCTGACGGAATCGTCATGACCGTTCACTATACAATTGAAGCTTTTGACGGCACTTATCGTTCGTCTGCATATGGCAGTCTCGGACTTGAGGCTCCTGATGAAGACGAAATGATTCCTTACGCCGATCTCACGCCTGAAATTGTCACCGATTGGGTGAAGGAAAAATTTGGCGAGGAGAAGGTGCAAGAAATTTGCGATGCTCTCCAGGCTCAAATTGATCAGCAGAAAACTCCCACCACTGGCACTGGTCTGCCTTGGGCTAGCTAAGCTTTTGTTTTCATCGTCCTTCCATGGCGGCAAAATCAAAGATTGGCATCAGCGGACAAAAACTGTTCACGCCTGGCAAGCCTAAAAAATCTGCTCAAGGGCAAGGCAAGAATAGCCGACCGAATCACGGGCGCAAGAAAATGCGCGGACAGGGTAAATAAACAAAGGGCCGAAAGGCCCTTTCTTTTTGCTCCTACAATAAAAGAAAGACAGAATTGTCATGGGACAAATTATTGCAGGTGGCGAACAGTTTGAAACTCATATTGAAGCCGACTATCGTGGAAAGATTTTACAAAAAGGACCAGATAGTGGGGCTGTAGATGCTTTTGGAAGACAGCGTACCAGTGCTCCTTATACGCTTTTTGATAGCACAATGCGCTATGACAAGCGTCCTGATCAATGGTTTGACAGTATTGTTGGTAGCGGCACTTCTACATTTTTGACGCATCAAAGCAGTGTTGCGATGAGTACCACCACTGCATCGGGAGATACTGTTCTTCGTCGCACTAAGCAGAACTTTCCTTACCAAGCAGGCAAAAGCATGATGCTTTTGCAAAGCTTTGCAGGAGCTCCGCTTGTTTCTGGCCTCATTCAGGAAGTGGGAATTTTCAACGACCAGAATGGCGTGATGCTACGCGCCAGTGGTACCACGGTGCAGTTTGTCATTAGAAGCTACGCTTCTGGCACTATCAATGAAAATACAGTAAATCAAAGCGATTGGAATATTAATACGCTCTCTTCTCTTGATTTTTCAAAAGCGCAAATCTTTACTGCTGATCTGGAATGGCTTGGCGTGGGGCGTGTTCGGTGTGGTTTTGTTATTGATGGAGAAATAGTGTATTGCCATGAGTTTGAACATTTCAATGCATTGGACAGCGTTTATATGACAACAGCTATTTTGCCATTGTCATATCGCATTCATAATGCAACGGCTCAAGCTTCTTCTGCAACGATGAAGCACGTGTGTTGCAGCCTTTTAAGCGAAGGCGGCTACGAGCCAGATGGCGCCATTTATTCGGTGGGGCATGATCTTTCTACTGTAAGCAATACTTCTGGAGAGCGCATTACTGCTGGTATTCGCATGGCTAGTGGTCGCACTGGCAATGTCATCCTTCCCGTGAGAATTTCTACTACTACTGCGTCTAGCGATGTGGTGTTATGGAGATTACGGCTGAATCCTACGCTTTCTGGCGTAACTTGGAGCGCTGCTAACAATGGCAGGGGTAACGTAGAAGTGACGACCAGTGGTACTGCTTCTGGAGGCACTGTAATTGACTCAGGCTTTGTTAGCCAAGGCAGTGCTAATAACTATGCAGTGGCAGAGGCCATTCGCTTAGCGCTAGGGCAAAATGCCTCTGGCGTTAGCGACACTTTAATTCTCACAGTAGACAGCAGTTTGAGTGCCAAGGCTTTAGGCATGATTGGCTGGGTGGAAGTAGTTTGACCAGTTAAACTAAGGGGTCTTGCCTTTCCTTCAATGGATGCTTTTAAGGACCAGTGGTATAAACAGCAAGTAGATCACATCTCTGACGCTCTTCAAGAGCTTCTCACTGATGATGATCCTTCTATTGCCGTCAAGGGGCTAAGCGATGCCATTGCTAGCTGGGAAGATTATCACGAGAAAGAGCTTGCCAAATGGAAGCGCTTGCGTTTATTGCTGTCGGCTTCTTCGTGAATACTATTAACCTTCTTGAAAAACGCTGATAAACACTGCTCCTTTCTTTGTGAGAGGAAGAATTTTATCGCGCAAATCAACATTATGACAGCGAACGCAGCCGTGGGTGGGGACTAGTGGTTGGTCTGGTGCCCACGCGCCTGGCCAGCCATTGGCAGATCCACCGCCATGTGTCATAATTCCAGCCCTCCCATTGTTTCTTTCTTGCCCCTCCAAGTCAATCATGTCGAAGCTATACCAGCCATAGGCCATGAGAGTACGATCAAAAGCGGGCTTATCGCCTACTTTTTCATAGTCCTTGTAAATGGTTCCGATTTTATAAAGACCAGGCGGCGTGTCTGAATTGGTGATTTTCCATTCAAAATCACTATATTGTCCACGAGCAAGGCAAGGAATTTCCCACAAAAGCTTTCCTTCATAGGAGAAAGCCTTCATGGTTTCCATTGCATCGTTCACAACTAAGTGCGAATCGCTAGGCTTAAAGCCAAAATCATGGGGACGTTTCTTGGGGCCAATCATGGTAAATTGCGTAGATTCTGGAGCGTATTCCTTCATAAGCTTTGAAAGCTTTGCAGGATAATCAGGATCGGTGGCATAGCTTTGCTCTTTTAGCATACGCGCCGCTGCGTAGCGATTGGGCGCATTATTGACGCCCTTAAATTGACGATAGTCTTTATACCAGCGAGTGATTAAATATTCGATGCAAGCGGAAAGACTTGGGAAGTCAAGAAAGCCTGCCTTAATCGTCACCCATTGACCATCGTACCACTCTTGAGTGGTAGTCCTAGTGCCATCACCTTTGAGCCCTAAGTAGTTATGAGTGCCAGATGTGTGTTGTCCAAAGCCACTTTCTAAGCAGCATTGAGCTGCTACTAGCTCAGGAAAACGTGCGCCATGCCTGCGGGCGATAGTGTAGCAAGTGTCCCAGAATGCCTTGTTGGAAGCCGTCATGGCTTCAGTCCTTCACGCGGAAGACTGCCTTAAGGGCAGTCATAATCAATTGCAGAATGTTATTTTCTTTATAAGGAGTACGCTCGATAATTTGATCGGCAGCAGCAACAAGAATGCCACCAACTACGAACCATTCGACACCGCTCATAGCTTTCTCCTAAGAGATGTTCTTATAGCCTAGCGTTCAATCTCAAGACTGCGCACCCTTGTTTCAATGTCACTCATCTTATCTGTTAAAGCACTAAGCTTTTCCGTAATACTTTCAATTTGCACTGCAACTTTAGCCTGCTGATTGCCGACAGTAATAAGCATAGCTCCCGTAGAAAGAAGCATGCCAGCCGTGATAGTGGCCACAAAATTGGCCATGCCTTCTTTAAATGGTTCCATGGAGATTCCCGCAATTTTTATATTAGCTAATGCACATTATTCGCTTGAGGCCCGTTAGATTATTTCCAGAAAAAGTAAATAGTGCCATGCCAAGAGCGAATGGTCCCGATGAGCTGCTTTATTCTCTCATTGAACTTCGCCCTGGGGACGCAAGACGTAGGTTTCGCAAGAGTATTTTTGAGGACTATCCGCTGCGAGGACCACTTGGGCAATGTGCCTGTGCATATTGTGGGCGATGGGATCAAAAGCTGACTATTGATCACATTGTGCCAAAGAGCAAGGGTGGGCCTCATTTCGCAAAATATAATTTAGTGCCAAGTTGTCAGTCTTGTAATCTTTTAAAAGGAGCTGAGCCTATTTTTGAATGGTGGCGTCCACAGCGTTTCTGGACTGAGAAGCGAGAAGAGCTTCTTCTTGCATGGGTGCATCATAATAGCTTTGTTAGCGCCCACACTTCTTTGCAGGATATTGAAGCATTCGCGGAGGAGCGTGATTATTACATTCCACCGTCAAAAGAAGAAGCCCCCATTTCTGGGGGCTTTTGTTATACAGAATGGCAGGCAGCTTAGGCTTTATCTACGGGATCAAATAGCACTTGCTTACCAGGAAGATCGTAGCGAATGCCTGGTATTGGACAGAAGCCATCCTTACAGCCATTGTCCACATTGTTTTCAATGGCAGCTAGAGCTTCACGCTCTTGATCAGTTTCAAGCGCAAAAATAAGCTGATTGAGATACCACTTGGCTTTCTCTAAATCTTCTAGGCCATTCTTGCTTTCATAGCGCCAAACGTATTTCAACACATTACCTTTACAAAAGCCGCGATAGGCTTCAGTGCTCATGCTGGCTTCAATGCCTTCAATGGCTTCAATGCCACCAAATGCATAGTGCTTGGGGCGTTCCACTGGATGGAAAGCTTCAGGAGCTTGTTCAAAAGGCATTGCCATTTTCCTCGAATGCTTGAAAGGCTTCTTTAAAGAGAGGGCGAGCCAATGTGGCCAGTGCTTGAGCGTAGCATTGAATTTCGCCCTGTGCATCTGGCTTGTCGCGCAATGACAAGAAATGCAGAAGAGCCTGCAAGCTGCAGGTCCACGTGAAGCTTGTGTACGTTGACATAGGCATAATTCCACGAGCCTGCTCCTTGCTCACGCCTAGCGTCAGAAGAGCCCTGTAAGCCTGCTTAGCCTGCTCTAGCGCCTTGGCGTATTCGATCATCGCCATTTTGTTCATAGAGGGCTCTAGAGGGCCAGCAGAAGCTTGTTTGTTGCTGGCGCTTTGCTGCCTAAATTCACGAGGCATGTAGTAAGTGTCATCATCGGCTTCGCAATAGCGAAAGCTTTTTTCATTCCAGCCGAGTTGGTCATTGGCATACGTGCCACCAATAACATGCTTCCACCATTGACGAGCAATAAACAGCGGAGCTTTTACTTGCCATTTTGTGACAACGCCCCTAAAGGGACTGGTGTGCTGATGCTTCACCAAATAGTTAAGAAGCTTTTGATCCTTATCAGTCCACTCAGTAGAGGCTTGATCGAAAGACTGCCGCGCATCACAAACAATGTCAAGCGAAGTTCCCATCCAATCGATGAGCCTGACAAAGCTAATACCGTCACAGAGGGGATCAATGATCTGAAGGGGAGAAGATGTCATTTGTTGTTGTAATTAGTGGGCCAAATAAGCATGCGAATAGTGATGACAATTAGCACCCACTGCCAAAAGCCAAGGATGAATCCTGGAAAAATCCAGCCCACGCAAATGCTTAATAGCCATGAACGCAGGCAAATAAAGCCAAAGGCAACAAGGATTTCAGCGATGACTTTGCTGACCACCTTGAGCGAATCGTCTTGTGTTGGAGATAAAGTCATGAATCAAGAGGAAGGGGCGAAGCCTCTGGAAGCCAATGATAGGCGCCACCTTGGTTTCAGCGTGCCAAACAATGCGAGCTTTGCTTTGTCCTCCATCTTTCACGATGGCGGCAATGGTGCCCAAAAGGCTCGTGGGCATCCATCCCGCAGCAGTGGGCTGCACGTAGACGACGGTTTGCCCAACTTCCCAAGAAAAAGACCTTGGCGTTTTCGGGAGGGCTCTGAAGGAAGCCGTACCAAGCTTTTCGGCTTTCCTTCCATCGTCCACTGCGTAAACAAACTGCCTGCCATTTCTCTGCATCGCTAGGCTAAAGCAAACGACGGGAGCCCTATGTCAAGAATGTTTTCCATTCCAGTAGCATTAAGCTACAACGGACGCGACTACATTGCTGAAATGGGGCCTTTTGAACGGAGCATGGAAAGGGACTTTGCCCTTGTCGCCAATAAGAAAGCATTGGACGAATGTAACGACATTGATAAGCTCAAGGAGGTGGCATGGAATATGATGCAGGGCTGGAGCAACATGCAAGATGCCACTGCTTCGCTTGTCAAGGAAAACCTTGAACTGCGTCAAGCCATGCAGATTCAGCAAATGGACTTAGAAGCAGCAGATGCTTTGCTTGGCGAAGCTGGAGAAGCCATCAAGACATTCGCAGAACAGCAGCAATCTTCTCAAGCCAAGCGATTTCTTTGGCCGTTTGGGAAGTAAGCAAAAATACTTTCCAACCACAAAGCATGGCTAAGTTAAACTTTCTGGCGTCTCGTTCGTAGCCAGAGCCAGTAACATGACGACCACGATTAAAAGTGCCGCCTTGTATTTCAATGAGAGAGCGAGAAGGAAGATGTGCAAAATCTGCCCTGTAACGTTTTGAACGCTTGCTTTTTGCATAGCGCTCTTGAAAATCAGCTTCCCAAGCCTCTACATCGCTGAATTCCCTAATCAATGGGAGATCGGGATAGTGAGCTTGCCAAAGCCCGAGAAACTGATCTTCTAATGCGCTCACGAGCTATACAGCAGCAAAAGCTACTTTAGCTCCTTGATTTTGATATTTACCATCGCCATAGGCGCTGGCGACATCGTTTTCTAGCTTCATAAACATCACTTGAACGATGCCTTCATTAGCGTAGACCCTTGCTGGAAAAGCCAAGGGATTGACAATACAAATAGTGAGATAGCCAGACCAGCCAGGCTCAATTGGCGTAACGTTAATGATTGTGCCTTGACGTGCATACGTTGACTTCCCGTCAGTGATGCCCATCACATTGTTAGGCATCGAGATGCGTTCAAGGCTAACGCCAAGAGCGTAGGAAAAAGGCGGAAGCACAAAGAACGTGCTGCCATTTTCTTGCCGAGGCGTCTGCTCTTCCATCAGCTCCGTGTCGAAGCTTTTCACATCCAGATGGAAGTCCTTACTTACGCTGTTATCAATGACCATAAAGCCTTCAGGAGAAAGGCGCAGGTCATATCCAGCATGAGACAGTCCATAAGACAATGCTTTCGTGCCATTGTCTAGTTCGCGACGCTTCTCTCCAGTGAAAGGAAAGATGATGTCGTTTTCAGCGAGAATGCTAATTTGCTTGTCGTTAAGAAGCACTGTTTGAAGAGCGAGAAAACAAGCCCATGGAGAGCCAAACAAGAATTGCGGCAGGCCAAAAGGGCACGGACGGCCAGATTGACTGGACCGCCCATGCCCCTACACAAGCCGCTCCAAAACTAAGTCCCAAGACAATGACCAATGCCAAAAGATAGACAGGCCAGTCAGTGGGTTCGGAGCGCTTTGCCATCAGAACAGATCGTCGTTAGACGAAGACGATGCGAAGCTGCTGCCTGCACTTTCGCCGTTCTGCCAGAAGGAAGAATAAGCTTTAGGGCTATTCTCCATCTTGTTGACAGTCACTTGTCCCTTGAAATGAGGGGCAGTGTCCTTATCACGCTTGTCGTTGTTCCACAGTGCCACGCGGAAGCTGTAGTTTCCTTGCGCATTGGGACCAGCCTTTTTGGCTGCATTCAGAATGTCGGGGGTGAGATCGACAGTACCGCTGAAAACGGGGAGATTGCCAGAGGGCATTTAGTGTTCCTCAGAAGGAGAGTGGTCGGCCCTGGAGGGGCTCTAGAAGCATAGCTGGTGCAGACGAGGAGTCAAGCTCCACGGTCCATAGAAATGGTTAAGGGGCGTCCGCCTGGGTAGTGCTCAAAAAAGTACTGTTGAGTCTTCTGAGCCATGATCCCTGCCTGCATGGCAAGGTCAGTGCCATCAAGGCTCACGATTTGAGCCTCCTGCCCTTCACCAGTATCAGGGTCGTAAATGGCAATAGCGCAATGCGCCTCGTTGATTTCGATGCCATACATCTGCTCAATGGCTTGGCAATAGGCTCCGAGCTGCATGCGGTAGTCGCCTAGCTGCGTATCAGGCTTTTGTTTGTAGCTTGTCTTCCAATCAAGCAGGGCGATATTGCCGTTGCCCATGGTCGCAAGCATGTCAAATGTGCCTGAGTAGCCAGTTTCAGTGGAGGGGCAATACCAAGCAATGGCACTTTCCACCAACAATGGACTGGCCACGCTAGTTAGGAAGTTGGCAATGCTGTCGAAATAAGGAACGAACAATGGATGGGAGTCAAGATGACAGTTGATGTCCTCGCCGTTCCAGAAATCCTCTAGCACGCCGTGAAGCCAATTGCCACGTTCTACGGCAGAGCGTGTGCGACGATTGGCTTCCTCATTGCCTACTTTCTTCCTCCAGTTCATGAGCGCCGCAATCTTGCCAGGCGGCGAACACGCGCTCGCAATAGTTGTCACAGAGGGCAAAACAATGCCTTCTGGGGCATTTGGAAAATTTTGCAAGCAATAGTAACGACGGTTGTTGATCTGAAGCCGATTGGGTTCGTAGCGGGCGAGAGAAGGCATAGAAAGGGCGTTGAGACATAGGTCGTAGCAAGGCATTGATTAAAGCAGTGCGCTCATTTCATCTTTGAGCATTTCAATGTCGTGCTCTAAATGGTGAACAGTGTCACGAAGATCCAAGATGTCATTTTGCATTTCTCCCAAGAGATTAAATAGGCTTTCTAATTTCAGGCCGCGATCAGCCATTAACAAATCAGCCACTTCGTGGCCGAGTGGATCCAGAAACGATGAGGAGAGGATCGTCTCGCGGTTGTTTTTAGTGGTCATTTTTCGTTCAAGACATATCTGATGGAAGTAAATGCGAATTGGAAGCAATGTAATCACCAAGTATTTGCTCTAATTGCTCTTGCCTTGTTTCTATACCTTTCATGTGCTGAATAATACTTAATTCAAGGTGTTGGTCGTTATCCAACCAGCAGCTTACATTTTTTTTACCTTCCCTAGTTTCTGGTCTTTTTGATTTAACTGGTGGAATAAAAGACGGATCGCGAAAAGACTGCATTTCCTTGCCGCTTCGCAAATGTTCATGTAATTTTTGACCAAGGGGTACTTTTTCGTAAGGCCAAAGAGATTCAGTGCTGGAAGGTCGTATAAATTTTACCCCTAAAAAAGTTGCTCGGCGTCTTAATCCATTGCGCGAAAGATTCCATTTTTTTTCTAAGTCCCTAATAGGAATTCCTTGCTCGGGATGATTTTGTGGAATTTTTGTTCCTTTTCCACGATTGCAGTCAGCGCATAGTACTTGAAGATTCTGCTCCACCGTGGCGCCTCCTTTGCTTCGTGGAATAATGTGGTCAATTTCAAGGCAGTTGGTCGCACCACATGCGCAACATTTAAAACCATCACGCTCTAATATTTTGTAGCGAAGGGTTTTGGGAATTGTTTTGCTCATTTTTCATTCATGTCCCAGAAATATTCGCAGCCTTCTTCCGTATGAGGCGGCGCTGCAAAATAACTTTGGAAGCGATCAGCGGGCGCCATGTAACGCCAGCAATCTTCCTTGACAGGGCATTCGTGGCCCGTACACATTGCAATATCAGGCAATTTTTTGCTCCTTTAAGACTTGAGGGACAAGGCGAATCCGCATTTTTGTATCAATACCAAGCTTGTTTTGGTGGCAAGATACATGCATGGGATAACCGCAGTATCCCGTAATTAGACAGGCATATTTATAGCGAAAGCTTTCTTTTGTGCCCGCCGCTTGACACTGTTTCCAGTGGCCAGATTTGACATTTTTCTTTCCTGCGATTGATCCTCCAATTTTTCCTGCATTTGAATACTGCTCAAAAGATAAAGCTTGACCACCTTTTGATCCAGCTTTCTTGTTTTTAATGGTCATCCACTCATGAAATAAATCCAATAATTCTGGCCAGTCATGCTCTATAAATACTTGTTCCCAGCTCCAAATACAAGGATGATTCATAACGCAAGATTGGATCACTCCATGGGCCGCATGTTGAGATGTGGTTAATTTGACTGTTTCCGTTCCGCCAAAGCACTTGGGTGTTGGATGATGTGCATTATGCAGTAAATCTGGATCAAGCCCAATTGATTCATTGTGCTCAAGGCATTTTGATGTGAAAAAATTTAAATCATCAATTGTTGGCATTGTTTTGTTTTGAACCCATTTCAACTCGGACAAGATTACAGGAGTGAGCGATGTCATAGAAAAATTGACAGGTGTCTGTTTTGGAGTGCAAGGCAAGTTGTCCGCTTAGCATTGAATCCGCCACCGTGGCCAGAACAGCAGCAATACGACGGTCGCTGCTAAGCGTATCGTCAGGAAAGCTCCAGAATGCTTCATGGCAGGCATCAATCAGCGTCCGTCTGTTCGTCAACATTTTTCAGCAGGTCCGAAAACTCTTCTGCTTGTGCATTGAAGGCATCAACAATGAGAGAACGGGAGTAACCACAGCCCATCAAATAGCAAGCAAAGTCCTCGACAACTTCGTATATAGTTGCCTTGTAGCTTGTCACTTCAATGTCAAAGCTTGGATCGCCATAGCGATTAGTTATTGAATGCTTCCATGAATGTTTCCATGGAGAAAGAGAAGAATCGTTCATGGTAGAACTAAGCTTGCAAGGAACAGAATGAGCAAGGCTAGAGCTGTAGAGGCAAAAGCAACCAGCAGGAACAAGCCAAGAGGATCGTCAGCTAAAGAGGCTGGAAGAAATGCAATCAAGAGGGGCATGGTCTTCATTAAGGCAAATGGTTCCAGCAAAGGCCCGCGCAAAGCGGGCCGCTGCTAGATCTATGGCTTTTTTGCAACGAAAGCTTTCATTGCTTCAACCATTGCCTCCGCCGTATCACAGGCGCGAACAAGATCAATTTCCTTGGTCATCTCTGTTTTGGTGATGACCATTTGCTCTTCTTTTGCCCAGACAGTCATCATGGCTGCTGCCACATTGCCAAACTGCTGCCACGTCTTCACTTCAGTGGCACGAGACAAACCAATGGCTTCCAGGGCGGCCTTACCAAGCGCCATGCTGTTCTTCTCGTCGGCATAACCAAACGGATTGGCTTTGCAAATGGTGGTCAGGGCAGTTTTGGCATCGAAGGCCCCTGCATCATCGGCGACAGGAGCTGACGCTGCTCCAGAAGGTTCAGGAGCTGGTTTAGCTGCCGCTGGCGCCTTGCTTGTCCGCGCAGCTTGCTTCGGAGCTTCCTGTTGCAGCGGGAGTTTGGCCGTTGCTTTTTCATCTTCTTTAGGGATGTCCTCTCCTGCATAGAGACGCAGACCAAGACCAGTGAAGGTGGCAATAGCCTTGACTGCAGCACGCTGACAGTTGTCAGAGATGGCACGACCATCAAGCTCCTTGATGGAATTGTGCTTCCTGTCCATGATCGGGAAGATCAAGGCAACAGTACGGCGGCAGCCATCAGTGAGATAGGGGCGAAGATAGTAAGCGCCTGGTGTGCCAAACACCACTTCCCCAATGGTCTTTTCTTCAAAGGCCACAAAATACGTCGGGAAATGCTCCTTCAAATAGCGGTAGGCAAAAGGCCAAGACAAATAAGACAGGCCCTTGTAGTCTTTCTCAATGTGAGGGCCAATGTCGGGCGTGTCATAAGCGGCCTTGAAAGCTTCGGCACTGATCTCCAGGGGAGAGAAAATACCGTTGTAACGATCCATTGCAGCTTGCTGGGCAGGGTCCATGGAAGAAAAATCAGACGGGGGGTAGAGCATAAAAGAATGATTCACTGCTTCGACTGTGGCAAGCTCATGTATTCGCCATACATAATGACGAAATCAATGCTCATCTCAGAACCTTCGTTCTTGGTGATGATGCTCTTGCCAGGTAGGGGCCAATCAGGAATGGCGCGAATGTCAGTGGGTAGCTCGTAATACTTAGCATCGAAACCATCATCGATGGTTCCTTGCTCCCATAGGAGCTTTATGTCTTGATCGCCATGCTCAAGAAGAAATTCTTCGCAGGCAAGTTTAAGCTGAGAAACTTTCATTGATCAGTCGTTGTTGTAAAACAGGACGGCATAGGCAGATTCTTTTTCGTCTACCTCTTGCTCTTCAATTGGCGTGCCGGGCAGGCCAGCATGCGGGCTGTTCATGATGCGCAAACCAATAATTTTGTACAAACTTGCAATACCGTTGATGTCGCCGGCATCGTAAGTGCCTAGCGCTCCAATTTCAATGTCACCATATTTAATGATTGCTTTTTCAAGCTGCCTCATTAAGTCAGAAAGCTTCATCATGTTCTGGGGAGTCAATGGAAGATGTGGAATAGTCTTCAATGAGATCAAAGGCACCGTTGGCAAGAGTGGCGCTGCCCTCCCAAATTGGCGTGGAACGAACAAGGCGTTCTAGGGTTTCGCTGAGGCTCAATCGAGCTTCATGGGCGATGTTGCCAAGATGGGCGTAGGCAGTGTCAGTTAAGCTGAAATGCCGGCCCTTTTTCAGCTCTTTGTTACCGTTTGTCATAAAACAGGGGGGCAAGCAGGTAGCCAATTGAAAAGCCGATAAGGCCGGCTAGCCAGAGTTCCATGAACGAGAGGCATCGGGAACATGGCCAGACTAGCCATAGTTTTGAGCCCTGCCAACCGTCCAAGCTATTGTTTTCGCTTATCGTTTATTTCATTTTGCATTGTTTTAGCTTATAGGGCGGCTGCTTCTTGATTTCCTTGCTACAACGGGAGCGATTCCACCACTTTCCATGGCATTCTCCATCCTGGACCACATTGAGAAGCTTGAGCCAAGTGATCATCCAGGAAAATATATCTGCCCGGCATGCGGCGGCAATGATCTTTCTATCAATGAAAGCAATGGTGCCTATAACTGTTTCAATGATGATTCAGCCAAACATCGCGCTGAAATTCGCAACATTCTTGCACCATTAGATCGCTGGGAACGTCCTCTTCGTGATGCACGTTCCTACACTTTCTCCTACAAAAATAAGCAAGGCGAAACCACAATCAACGTGCATCGTGATGATGCCAGTGGCAAGAAAACAATTCGCCAAGCCTATCCTTCGGTACCACAAGGCACGCATCAACGCAAGGCGTACATTGATGAAATAAGAACTACTGTTCTTCCCTATCGCTACGACGAAGCCCTCACTGCTTGTCAAGTGACAGGGCTTCCCATTTTCATTGTTGAAGGCGAACTCACCTGCGATAGGCTTTGGGAAATTGGCCTGCCTTCTGTAACTTTCCTTGGTGGTAGTGGACAGTATCGCGCTAACGGCGACTATTCGCTGTTGTTTCGTGGCAAGAAGATCGTTCTCTGCCCTGATCGCGATGAGCCCGGCATTGCTCTCATGCGAGAAGTGGCTTCAGACAATCCTGGAGCACAATGGCTTTATGCCGACCCTGATAATTTTGAATGGGATAGCCTTCCTCAAAATGGCGGCTACGACTTAGCTGACTGGTTAGACGATGGTGCAGACCAAGAGTTGATTCTTTCCTCCATTGTTTCCAAGGATCGCCATGAAGGCAAGGATGGTCTTCCTTCCTACGAGGAAATCATCGGCAGCTTCGAGCGCATGGTCGGCCTTTATGACAATGATGCTCGTGTGGCTTTCCAGGCAGCGCAATGGCTAGAAGCTCATGGCGTGAAGATGAGCCAAGCCAATATTGACAAGATGATTGACGAGGCGAAGTCTCGTTTGTTTGGCAAGGAAGAAATAGAAACTATTGACGTGCTGCAGCTCATTGATGATGATTCCGTTCGTGAATGGCTGATTGCTGGGATCGTTCCTCTTGGTAGCGTTACGCTTCTTGCCGCGCAAGGCGGCACTGGCAAAACCAGCTTGGTTTACAACTGGGCTCTTGGCGTTGCCACTGGCTCCTCATGGTCTGGTCGTCGTTGCCTGCCTGGTAAATGCCTGCTCATCTCTGCTGACGAACCATTGTCAGATACTAAAGAGAAGCTTTCTATCATCGGCTATCAAGAAGCCAACATCAAGCCTGGCATGATTTCCTTCTGGGAAACCTGGCGTTTTGCTCACATGCAACAGCTTGAGCGTTTCATCAAGAAGCATCGTCCAGTGTTTGTCGTTATCGACTCGCTCACTGCTTGCTTTGCTGGAATGAATGTTGATCTGATCAAAAGCAATGCGGGCGATTCTCTCTATGCATTGCGCGACATGGCCAATGTCTACAAATGCTCCATCGTCATTCTTCACCACTTAAATCGTCAAGGTGGACTTCGTGACAGTTCTAGCTTTGTTGACAATGTGAGCGAAGTGGTGAAGCTCTATCGCCAGGAAGGTAATTACGATCAAAATCAGTTCATCTTGGAATGGGTGAAGAGCAGGAGTGGCTTAGCTGGTAAACACGTCTTAAAGCGCAATGCCGTGAATTATGGATGGGATTACGCCGGGCCTCTAGGCAATTCCATCGCTGAACTTGATCGCGTGGCAAACTATGTGAACATGCGTCCGCATGAGCGTTTCAGTAAGCAGCAGGTGTCACTAGGCACTGGCATGAACGAGAATGTCACAACTGGCAAGCTCCTCGAAATGGCACGCCGTCAAGGGCTCATCACCAGCAGCTTCATTGTTGGCCCGCACGATGAACGCACTCGCATGTACCACTCATGGGACTACCAAGGCCCCGATCTGAATTTCAGTTCTCCCAATGAAGAGCAAAATATTGCTCCCGATCAGGAAGAACTGCCAACAGCTCCGCCTGTTTCCATGGTTGCCAATGAAAATCTTCCCGAAAAGGAAGATCAGGAAGATTGGTTCTAGCTCTCTCGCAATAGGAGGGAGGCTCTATTGCTAGCCTCCCCGCTGCTTACCGTCGCGAGCAGCTTGAATAGTCTAGCTTTTTCAGCAAGCGATAGTTTTCAATTACCATGAAAATTCCATCGCAATGAAAAAGTGAAAATTATTTGGGACAACAGTGAGAGCGCGGCGCTTGTGGCGCCGCTTTCGCCTGAAGCACAAAAGAAGCTTGTTGAACTTGCAGAAGACTGGTTCAAGGCTCAACCAGATTTTGAAGATGACGATGAAGAATGAAAAAGGGGCCATCAGGCCCCTTTGCTATTTGCGCTTACCTTTGAAGCTTTGAGTGTCTATCAGCTTTTTGAATTCCTCTTCTTCTTTGCCTTTACCATAAAGCCAAGCTCTAGTGCTCTGTCCAGGCTTCGGACCATTCGGTGGCAGCTTGACGATTTTGTAATCCTTGAATTCTTCGTTCATAGTTCAATTGACGACAGAGCGGGCAGTGAAGCTGAGGGATGAGACGAGGGTCGCTGTATTTGTGCTTGACCAGCCATTCAGTGATGGCTTCCTTGTCCATGGGAAAAGCGGATGAGGCAATGCCATCATGGCGCCGACCAGTTCCATCTCCATTTGCCTTGTGCCAGAACAAGAAGCTGCATAAACCCGCTTGATTTTGGCTCAAACTCCCTTTACCCTCACCACAGGTCTAGCCAAGTGTCGCAAGCCCATCAGCGATGGCTCCTTAGCGCATAGGCATGGCCAGCTAGGGCTAGCGTAGCCCTCAAGGGCGGAGCGTTCATTCATAAGGCCAAGATCACCTATCAAAAACGATCAAAGCCCAACGATGCCTAAAACCTCCGCAATGCCGCTCTAGCCAGAGTGGAGCCCCCAAGGGCGAAACGTTCATTGCATAAGGCAAACAAGCCTTCATTGAACAAAACTCTCTTTAGTATTGCGAAGGAATTTCTCCTAACAATGCTTAACGCTCCACGAGCAGTTGATCACTTGCCTCTGCTTGAACATAACGGCACTGAAATCTTGCCAATTGTTCACTATGGATTTTCTTCTCCTAAGAAAGGGCCGCAACCAGCGGCCCGTACGCTTTACGGAGCACGGGATAACAATGGAGAGCGCCATTGGCGCTCTAGCCTGCATGAAATTGAAAAGCTAATTGATAGCGGCTTTACCATTGAGCAGGAGGAGAACGATGCCTGAGACAATCAAGAACGAATATTGCGACAGTCCTAAATCTTGCATGGCCGTAGCTTATCGCCGCGAAACTGGTGATGAGCTAGTACAAGCAGGGTTGGATGCTGCCTATGCGGAAATTATTAGCTCCTTCCATGGAGAAATGGAGGAGTTTGTAAGGAAGTATTGCCCTAAACGCTTGGTAGAGCTAGATGCCTTGATGGATCAAGCCTTTTGGCAGTATCATTGATTTTCTGGAACGGGGCGCTTGGTGCGCCCCTTTTGCTATGACCATTTTTCCTGCATCGTCAGAAGAAGAGCTTTCGCAAGAAGAATGGCAAGAGCTATGTAGCTTGAAAAAAGCAATTGATGGCTATCCAGCAAGCATGGCCACCGCTCAAATGGAGCGTTTTACTGAACTATTTGTTCGCTCTCTCCATGGAAAAGGAGATACAATTCATTAGAGAATAGCGCGACGTAATGGCTAAGCCTGAGATTGATTTTGAGAGCCCAGAACAGGAGCTTCAATACGCTGCTAATGCATTGAAGAAAGCCGGCATCAGTCTTACGCAATTTGAAGCAGTGCGCGATACAAAAGTGAATGGCGGCACTGGCGCTGCCGGCTATAGCAAAGAAATGCTTGGCCTTAGGCGATGGATGGTACAAGAGCTGCTTGCTGCCAGAATGAGCAATCGCCAAATTGCAAATGTTTTAAAGCTAAGCAAAGAAACAGTTAATGGAGACCGGCATTTCAATAGGCAGTTATATACAGAAGAAATCCTTAAAAACCAAGACGTGCATCGGGCACGTCTCCTAAAGGAGCAGATGGACCTCAAGGACCTGGCGCTCAATAGCTTTGAAAGCAGCAAGAAGAAACGCACTGTCACCATCATGGAAGGCGATGGTGAAGGCAGCAAGGAGATGGTCAAAATCGAAGAGAGTGCTGGCGATCCATCGTTCCTCAATGTGGCCAAGAACAGCTTGGTGGAACAGGCGAAGCTGCTTGGCCTTAACGAGCACAAGCCTGTAGAACAGCAGGACACGTCCTACCGTAAATTCCTGCAAGACCTTTCTTCCACCATTGCAAAGGAGAAGGAAGCGAAGGCTACGGAAGAACGCCGGGAGAATTCTTTGCCTGCATCGGCCTCGCCAGTATCGTTTGAGACCGAGCCTGAGAAAGAAGAATGGCCGGAGACCATCCCTTTACAAACAATTAATGAGAACGACTATTGACAAAGGCCGCTAGCGTGAGCACACTGTCATTGTTGCTCCCTTCCATTGTCCTCAGATTTTACTTTTTCCACTGCTGAAGCATTTCTGCGTGAAGCTGCTGCAGCAAAGCAGGGCAAGCGTGAAGCCATTTCTGCTTCCATTGCTCCCCATATCAGCGATCATGCCACTGTAGGCGTGCCTCCCAAGCTTCACGCTGCCATTGAAAGCTTCTTAGAGCACTATGGTGATGAAACCTACCGCCAGGTGGCGCTGTACTGCCTAGGGAAGTGGTTTGAAGCCCATACGGACGCAGCAGAGGACTTGTTTGGCATTGGTCAAATGCCAGAAGCAGTGGCGTGCATGATGGATGCCACTCGCATTTCAGACTCTCTCCATCTTATTTGTGAAGTGGGAAGCTTAGGCGGTGATAAGGATTGGAAAATTATGCTAGAGAAAGAACTCTCTCAAGCCATTCTTGAACACATCGAGGAAGACTTATGACTCCTTGCCGTACTTTCAAAATCACCACTTCCGAAGGCAAAACTATTGCTCTAGGCGCCATTTCTCCTAAACAAGCTGAACATTTTATGCTTGCAATGCGTCCTGACATTAAGATTGCCATGATTGAAGAAATTAAGCCTCTTCCTGAACAATGAACGATTTCATCGGCATTATTTGCAGCAGCGACTGGGGAGCAATGTGGTTAGGACCACTTTCAATTAGCTGGCAGAACAGTATGGGTTCTGAAGCATTGCTTCCTCGTCGCACATGGGGCAACACGCTTGTTATCTTCAAAAACCGTGAATTCCTTTTCCATTGATTCTTCATGGACACCCATCAGCCTTCCTTCATTGTTGAAGGCACACCACTAGCACCCACGGTTCACATTGTGCTTCCTCCTGAGCTTCAAGAAGATGCCAAAGCTTTAGCGGCAGAAAACATTCATCCTGCATGGAACAAGGCTCAGCGTCGTGGACGCCATTTTGTTATCACGACCAATTCGCTAGACGATCTTTCTGAACTGGCGGACTATGCGCGAGTGGGCATTGAAGAGCCAGAGCCTGGCCTTTCCAAAAGGAAGCGCCAAGCCTTGCAAATCTTGCTTGATCGCACCAATAGGCACGTCGTGCTAGAGCCCATGGGCGCATGCCACTGCATTGCCACCAAATGGCGGGACAGACCTCTGCCAAGTCACAAGGCGGCTTATCGCACCACGCTTGAACTCAGGGAAAAAGCAGGCTCTGTTAAGTATTGTTACAACGCTTGACTCGGTCTGCTGAAGGCGGCATACTACAGGGCATGCGGGCGAGAGCTTGCATGCCCTTTCTCTTTAAAGCAATGACTGCAAAGTTTTATCATTGGGGAGAGAAGCTTTCAGCCTTCACTTCTGACAATCGCTTGGTAATGAGCTTCGGCTCTCCCATTGCTAGCGTGCCTATCACAGTGAAAGAGCTTCAAGAATTTGTTTGCACATTAGAGCAGGCAATTGACGATGAGCCGAATGTTAAGCAGCGCATTGCGCTCGGTTCTATCAAGCACATTTTTCAGGCCTCTCTAAAGCAAGCACAAAAGGATCATGAACAGATTGTCGAAGAAACTCCTACTGGCGCAAATCTGGAAGAATATATGCTTTCTTACTCGCGTGCCATCAAAGAAGGAGCTTTCTGATTATGGCCTTCTTTACTGATGGTGATTACGACAACGATCCTGAGCTTGACTGGGAACGCCCCCAACGTTTGAACAGACAGTTAAGTCTCCATCAATTGGAGGGTCGTTTAGAGCTATGGAAACAAAAGCATGAGCTTTTGTGCCTTAAACTTTACCGTGCTGCCACTGGCATTTAATCATGAACAAATTCACCAAACTTCAGCAAATGATTGCAGAAGCCATGGAAGATGACATTCTTCCTGATGATCCGCAAGTGATTGCAGTGATTGATGTCATGGCAGAATGGTTTGAACTTGTGCTTGAAGACATGGGCCTTGAGCCTGCTTCTATTCCAGCTTTGCTGCGTTGGCAGTATTTGCATATCAATTGAACGACACAAGTGATTTGCTCTAATCACTTGGTAAGTGACCATGCAAACCAACAAGCTATTGGCATCGAAAATGACTGACAATTATTCTTTTCCCATTACCCCGCCGCCTGAGCTGTTTGCCGAGTGGCTCGCTGAGGCCAAGCGACTGCACCCTGGAGAGTCAACTGGCTTCATCGCCGGCGAAGTTGCCAGGCTCGCCTACCAAGCCGGCGCAGACACTGAGCTAGAGGCGTGCTGTGAGTGGTTCAAAGCCGATCCAGAACTTGTCGATGAACTCCGTGCTGCCCGCCGCCCCAAGCCGCCGAGCTTGAAAAAGCAGGCGCTGGATGAGCCGGATGGAATCGCAGCGGTATTTCGTATGTCTCACGGTGGCGATCTCGTATGCAACAAAATCCGCCGTGCACTGGAGCAACTCGATGACTGAACACCCCATCACTCCACCACCGGAGCTGATCCAGAGGTGGTCAGAACAGTTTGAAGCAGGGAGATCACTCTATGCAATGTTTGAAGATATTTACAGAGCAGGAGCAGACGCTGAGCTGGAGGCGTGCTGTATGGAAATTATTGATGGAGAAGGACGTTTCTACATTGACGAAACCAGTGACCGTGTTCGTTTGACCGAAGATCTCTGGACGACTCGCCGTCCCAAACCGCCGAGCTTGAAGGAACAGGCGCTTGAAGCTTTGGATGAAGAGCAGGCTGAGCTGAGCATCCAGAATTACAAGCTCATCCGCGCTGTACTTGAATCTCTACCCGATCACGAGTAGTCGCTTCCCCTAATCACTCATGACTGACCAACAAAAACTTCAACGCCTTCTTTCCAAGATTCGGGAAACTGCAAATCGCGAGCACTGCCTTGACGAGTGTGGCGATGATTACTGTTCTGCAGACAATGGCAATTATGATGATGCCTTTAGCGATGGAACAAACTATGGCGAGATTGCGTTTGCTCGTGAACTGCTTCAGTGTATTACCGACGAGCCTGAAGCCCAGTAGTCACCTTCTCTAAAAAGCCCCATCAGGGGCCTTTTCTTTTGCCCAAGTATGATCTCCAGGAATTGGTTCCATTGAAGCTTCCCATGAATCGTAGTCTGGTTCATTGCGAGGATCATAGATTTCCTCACTCGGTGGAATATAAATTTCTCCCCTACTAAGCCATCGTGCAAGACGTTCGCGTTCCTGCTCAGAAGACAATTTCCTTTTCATGGAAAACCAACTAATCTTCTCTAGCTTATCTAGGCAAAAGAAAAGGGGGCCAAAGCCCCCGTCTCTTTACAGTCTCCGATACTCGAACACAACTAGGGGAAAACTCCTCGCCTAGAAGGGCGGCGTGCCTCTCAGGAGAATGACTAGCTCCTTGGCGAAGCTATACAGCATCACCCACGCCACCGTCAAGCGTTCACCCTCACGGCCCGCCTTACGACAGGAGAAGCAATTAAGCCTCTAGAACCGACTGCTCACAAACTGTAACACATGCTGCTGCTCACGACGGCATGCTTGACAGGCATGGCACAATGGTAAGACCGTTGTCCGCGAGGGCGATGGGCCTCTCTAGTTCTTTTCACCATTTTGATGCTTTCACGATTTCTTCTTTCTCTGTTCCTTTTGGCTCCTACCATCCCTGCCCATGCCGCGTCAAGGCAATGCGGCGAAGCCTCGCACTATGGTATGGGAGATGGCTACCACGGGCAACGCACTGCCAGTGGCGTCAGGTTTGATGCCTACGGTTCCATTGCTGCTCATCCATGGCTTCCATTTGGTACACGCCTTCTCGTGACAAACCGTGACAATGGAAGGCAGACAGTGGTGACGGTCAATGATCGCGGCCCATACTACGGCGGACGCATTCTTGACTTGTCCTACGGCAGTTTTTCAAGACTTGCTTCGCCTGGGCAAGGAACTGCCCGCATTTGCTTCTCTCGCTTGTGATGACCATGCTTCGTAACGTGGCTTCTTTCGCGCTGTTTTCTTGCGCTTTTGGCATTGGTGTTTTTGCCATTGTCGCGGCTCCTCAGGCAATGCCAAACCAAGCAGGCCTGACAGAATGCCTAAAGCTCCATCCGGAACGCTACTGCCGCATTGCCAACGGCTTCCGCGTGGCGCCACTTCGTGGCTTAGAGCTGCAAAGCAGCTCTGCTCCTCTTGACAACGCAGTTCAGTAGATCTATTGTCCCCATGGAAGCAAAAGGGCTCCGAAAGGAGCCTTTCCTTCCTTTACCAGCGATGGTTCCTCCAATGACTCAAACGCCTTTTCTCACGCGCTCTCAACGTGCTATTGCCCGCATGGTCAAAAATGCAGGCTATGAACTGACAAACTATTCTCAGAATGATCGTCTTGCTGCTCGCACTAAGCTTTTGGCCGTTGTTTCTAAAGCGCCTGATCATGCCCCAGCGAGCAAACCATACAAGCGCACAAAAGCTTATTTCCGCACGTTAGCTGACAGCATGGAAGATCACGTCTGGCGTTATTTGTAATGGCATTAAAGGACAATAGACGCGCATTGCTCGATCTTGTTAAAAAGCATGGTTTTATTCTTCATCGCAAGAATAAACACTATGTGTTTAAGCATTCTTCTGGCAAGACTCTCGTTTGCAGCACAAGCTGTACTGATTGGCGTGCATTGAAGAATGTTGAGCGAGACATCAATCGTCTGTTGTCCTCATGAAATTCTCCGTTGGCACCATTGTCGATTTATATGACTTTGGTTTTAAACAATGGAGAGGAGAATATATTATTACAAAAGTTATTCCTGAAACTGGCTTATACAAAATCAAGAATACAAAAACAAATAGCCAGCAATTCGTCAAGGAAAAAGCCTTGCGAATAGGGCGTCTCAAGCCTTTCCGCGTTGAGAGCCTCCATTGAATGTTACGAAATGCAACAACGGGGCCGCCAGGCCCCTTTCTCATGTATTGTTCCTTTGTTCGCGCCTCTCGCAACCATGGCCACCATCCCCACTCTCCATCTCAACGGCACCTCCAAGACTGATCTAAGAGATGGCTACGCTGCTGCTTACGATGCCATCGAAAAAGCCATTGATGCTCTGGCAAATGCCGAGCTCAATGGCCGGGATTTCTATCCGCAAGGTCCCGATGCTTACTACCAAGCCCGCAAGGAGCGTGATCAAGCTTTTGAAAAGCTTCGCGCCGCTCACGACTATGTAGGGGAAGTGCTCGTGGGCATCTGCGACCAAATGTGAAGCTTTGTAACAGCCCCCGTTTAGGGGGCCTTTCTCCTGTATTGTTCTCTAGTCGTCAGGCAGCGATGCCTCCTCTCATGGACAAAACCACTCTCATCAAACAGTTCATCTTCAATGCTGGCAGCAGCATTGTCAGCGTGCAATTCATTAAGGCTGATGGCTCCGTTCGCAGTCTTCAGTTCAATCCTCGCGACAGCAAGGAAATTAAAGGCACCGGCACTGCCATCAAAAAGCCCAACATTGTTCGTTGCCGTGATTTCTCCATTGCTCGTAGCGTAGGTGAAGGTGCCTGGCGCTCCTTTGATTGTGAGCGCGTGATTAGCGTCAAAGCAAACGGCCAAT